CTCAAGTTCAAGGGAGTCCCATCACTTGACTGAGAAAAGTGCGGCGCGTGGCTGGCGCCGGCTCCTTAGGGAGTGCTACTTTAAGCCCCGGATGGAATATACTCGGTTCCGTTCGGTTATCCCCAAACCCTGTGCTTGTTGCAATGCTCAGGAGCTCAAGTTCCTGCAGCAGGCGCAAGTTGATTCGGAGGAGCAGCACTGGATTTACGAGGTGCCGGTCCACGGTTGTTGTAATAGGTGCAAACACAACTACGCTAGGAGGAATCTCTATGATGTCGCCTTCCTGTTGGTGGGCGGTACCATAGTGCTCTCTTACTTCAGTTGCTGGCGGATGATAGTGTTGGCTTGGATGGCGTTCTGTCATCAGTACTTCAAGCCAAACCCTACCGACCGTGTTGTCAGAGTGCCTATTCCTTTTAAGACCGTTGGTACTGTCGAGCGCTCGGTTCATGCTGCTTCTGTCGCAGCGAAGGGCTCAGAGTTTCGAGCTCACGGGACTTTTATCCATCATCTGTCGCTCAGCGACGGTTATAGCGAGCAGTTGAAGCAGGCTCTGTGTATTTGGGCACCTGCCGCTATGATGGCCTTCCAGGAGTGTGAGGAAGGAGTCTCGAGATCGTTCTCTGACGGCCGCCCTGTCGTGCGAGCCGAACCACCGGAAACTACCGACACTCACACTGGTAACCCAGATGTGCAGGATGGAGCGATGAAGGGTACGAGACTGGGTGGTGACGAGTATGGTCAGGAAGACCGTGTCACCACTCGATGTGCTGAGGAAGACGATGTTACCCTTGCTTATCAGATCGGGCCTGATCTGATACCCACTGAAGTTATGGCGTCTACAGAGGGGAACCTCAAGTGTGGATTGGCTAAGCGTGTCCAGCCTTTGCCGTTTAAGGCTACCCCTACGGTCATCCGCAGGGTTAACAAGACCGTGGCAGCCATGATGAAACACGTGTTCACGCCTAGCAGGATCAAGAAGTGGCGCGAGCAGAACCCTGACCTTGATGAGTTCAAATCGAAGAAGTGGGATTCTCGTCGCTGGAGGAATGCCGTTGAGGAGTGTCTGTCTGACACTCAGTTCCGTATCGAGCAGGAGTTTCAGATCAAGGTCAATGAAGCTTTGCCTGCTAAGGATAAGGCTCCTCGTCCGATCATTCAGTGTGGTGACCGAGCTCAGACCATGATGCAACTGCCTGTGAAGTGTTTCGAGGAGCTCCTCTTCGAGACCTTCGAACAGGCCAGCATCAAACACTGCCCTAAGCATGAAGCTATGGGGCGTGTTGCTAAGCACTTGCGTCAGGAGGTGCCGTGCACTGTCATTGAAGGTGATGGGTCGGCTTGGGACGCTTGTTGCAATTCCTCCATTCGAGGAATGACCGAGAACCTGGTGATCAGGCGGATTGTCTCCATACTAGGAGAAGACCCCGAGGTGCCTCGTTCTTGGTTGGATGCTGTTCTGAGTGACATGGAGAAGTCGAGGCTCAGAGGTAAGGCCAAGGTCCAGGGACAGAAGCTAGTTCCACCGGTGCGTGTTATGATTGATTCTATCCGTCAGTCAGGACACCGTGGGACGAGTTGTTTCAACTACTTCATCAACCTGGTCTGCTGGATTAGCGTACTTGCGGACGACCCTGACAAGGTCATCTCTCAGTTTGTGCGTAACCCAGCTGAGGCCGTCTGGTATAGGTCAGTTAACGATGGTTGCTGGTACCAGCTCAAGTTCGCCTTCGAGGGCGATGATTCTGTGCTGAGCACTACTGAGATCGTTAACGGCGGCCAGATCGAGAAGACCTGGACATCTCTGGGTTTCAGGATGAAGCTCGTGTACGTCAAACAGAAAATGACGTTCACGGGTTTCGACTTCCTGTGTGACGAGTATGGACCTGTTGGCCCGTACTGCCCGGAGATACCTCGGAACATCGCTTCATCGTCCTGGACCACGTCGCGTTTGGTCAAGCAGGACCCCAGCAAGGCTGGTGAAGTCGGTATGGCCGCCATGTATGCGAGGGCGGAGAACTTTAAGGATTGTGGGCCGCTGTGCAACTACTTTGCTCAGCTTGGACTTGCCCACTACAGACGAACCGGTGACAGGGAGGTCGGGGACGACCAGGCTGTTGAGCTTGGTGTGCATGCTACGAATTCGATAGCGCGCGAGTTACAACGTCTAGCGGACAGTTGCGGTGTGCTGGATCCTTTGATGAGCAAGCTTGTGAATATCGTGGTTCCTGACTGGTCCACGTACTACGAGGCTTCTTTGCTCTCCTGTGAGTTTGAGGATCCGCTGTCTACAGTTACCGCGAAGTATTCCAAACCTAGGCGTTGATAACCGCACGAGTGCATAATTAGCGGCGTGTTAATTAAATGGGATTTTGGTAACCTCAGGTTACACCGGGACTCCCCCCCCCGTTTGTCCGCGGGGGGATCAGAAGACCGTGGGCACCATCATCGGTATTGGGTGTCATTGTCATACTGGGGTAGGAGAGCACTCTATTGCTTTGGGAACCCCCTGCTTGTACTCCCCCGACGTGTTCTTTGATCACGGGAGATGCAGGGCTAGTCTCTATAGGCGACTCAGTATGGGTAGGGCGGCGAGGCCCGAAGGTCTGACCTTATGGTTCAGTAGGCGTGGGCTGCCACCCACGTTGAAGAGCTAGGCGTCGTACCGACGGCTGCACGGGAATTGCCAGTTGTGCTAGTTGGCGTTCCCAGGTGAGGGCCAGGCGGACATGGAGTAGCGCCCATGCTGGACTAGCCATCCAGGTGCCATTTTGGTATTCCGTCCCCCAGACCTGCATGCACGGCAGTGAGGCCTGTGATGGACTTGGTCGAATCCGTGTGGTGGGGTGATTGCCACCTCGTGGTGGGCT